AAAGCATGTACTCCCCCACCCCTTTTTCAAAAATTCCCCAAGTGGAAATTTGAAAATGAAATGAAAGAGAAAACTCATTTCCAACACTAGCTATTTTCAAAATCAATCATCTATCATCTTATAAAATCCTTTCTTCTATTTCTATATCTATTATATCACTATTTAGAAAAATGTAAAGAAAAACTTTCTAAAATAAATTTAAAATATTTTTAAAAATCGCTTGACAATAATTTTTAATATGCTATAATGGTTATAGTTAGAAATGAGATAAAAACATTTCTAAAAATAAAATAAAAATAATTTAACAAAACACTTGACAAGCATTTTGAGAAATGCTATAATGGATATAGTTAAAATAAAGGAGTTAAAAACAATGATTACAGAACAACAATTAAAAGATGTACTTATGGGAGTATGGGAAACAGAATTTAAGGACGAGCAACCTTTTGAAGAGTTTGCTGATGGCTATGACTTTTGGATAGATAAAGATGGCGACATTTTATTTGAGGGTCGTGGTATGAAACCACTTGACGGTGTTAAGATGGTTGGGCATGTTGATAATAATATATTTTGGGTTTATTAAGGAGAAAGAACATGATAGCGCAATTTCAGATTATTCTTGAGGGGGTCACTCCTCTCAAGATTCAATGTATTGATAAGTTTCCAGACGATAAGCTGGAATCTGAAAAAGAGGTATATAGAAACCGTGGATATAAAGAAGTCCATGAGAACTATTTTAAAAATGAGCGCTTAAACACTCTTATAATATTTGAGGAAGTGAAAAACTTGAAATACTCAAAATATGCTCATTATTGTTTAAAATCAGCTTTCAAACGCTATGTACAAAGGAGGGAAACATATTAAGATGAAAGATTTAGATAGAATTTTTCCAAGTGAGATAGAAAGAGCTAGAAAGATAGTCAAGCAATATCATTTTGAGGGCTTTCCAGTCATTTCTCTTGATTATGCCATTACTCGTTTAAAGCCTATATTTGAGGATATAGAAGGCTTTGAGCCTACTTATTATGATTTGTATGATGTAGACATACACCATCAAAGAGATGGTTCTACGGCTTATAAAGGGAGGTTACAAGTAACTTATTTATCTACTGAAAAGGAATTATATTATTTAAGGTATTAAAAATGAAACAATCATACAACAAATTAAACAAAAAAGGTCGTTTCTGGTTCTGGTGGTTCGCTTCTTGTAACTTGGTTATACTTGCTTTTCTAGTGATTCTATCACTATTGACTTATAACCTGTTTAAGCAACAGAAACAGATTGAGCAACAACAAAGCACCATCACCAAGCTAAAGCGAGAAAACGATAGTAACACGGCTTCTATTTTGCGCCTAGTCGCTTATTTAGAGAATGTAGGGGGTTAAGACCATGGAAGAAAATACACACCTAGAAGAGCAAGAAAAGCGCTTACAATTTGAAAACAGTTTAAGACATCATACTGAAAGAATTTCAAGGTTAACGGCTGGTAGTGTTCGGAGTATGGTAACATTTGATGAAATGATTATCTATTCATTTGAAAGTTATCTTGAATCGCTTTCTGAAATGATGAGGGCATACCCTGACGGCTTGGATAAAATACATTTAGCTCAACGGCTCATTAACCTTCATCAAGCGTTTTCTCTCACGGGTTATGAAAAGTATATTGGAAACCCTAGACAACTAGAAAACTATTACTTACAGAAATATAATCAAGTAAATAGCGTTCTATCTGCTCTCTGTTCCCTTGCTTTGGACAATCCAGATGATGACGCTTACAAAATCATTTCAGAATATAAAAAAGGCTAGTAGAATGAATCTACTAGCTTTTTGTTATGCTACGGTTATTAGTCCGTCTGGTTCTTTTGTAAATGATGGGTTATCTGCAAGCTCTCCGTTTGCGTTCATGAAATACCAACCCTTGCCTGACTTGATGAACTCATTAGAAATCATATTTCCACGTTCATTCGTCATATAGTACCAGTTATTCTTATATTTAACCCAACCAGTAACCATTGCGCCTGAATCGTCCATATAATACCATTCTGACCCGACTAGCACCCAACCAGTCGCCATTGCGCCGTTGTCTTTGAGGTAGTACCATTTTTCATTATCTTTAAGCCATTCGCTCGTTAAGCAATATCCTTTACTATCGAAGTAGTACCACACACCTCCGATTTTTTCCCATTTATTATAGGGAAATGAACCGTTATTGCGTCTGAACCACCAGCCCTTACTGTCTTGTTTCCAAGTTCCAGCGGTCTTTGGTTTGTCGTCTTCTTCATCGTCTAACAAGACTATATTTTTATCAAACGGATTGCTTGAGTATTGCCACCACCTGATACCGTCCATACTTGGGAAATACTCAAAGTTAGCTGTACCATCGTTTAGCCCATACCCTGCAATCCATAGAGAATTAGGGAACTGTGCTAAAATCTGCTGATAGTCAACATTATCAAGGGTAAACGGTTTATAACTATAATAAATAGGTTTATACCCATTATTTGCAATCATTTGCATAAAGCGTAAGCATGCGTTAGTATTCGCTTGTGCGTCTCCGCTTGGGTCGTCTTCGTAGTCTAGCACTAGATACTGAACTTTTTGGGGTACGTTGTCAAGGAAAAATTGCGCTTCTCTTTCGGCTTCTGCCACGTCTCCACCAAAACGGGCAAAGTGATAGAATCCGATAGGGTTTGACTGCTCCACTTGAGCAGACAAGCAAGGGTTTAAATAGGTCGTACTTTCTGAGATTTTAACAACCGTGTTAGTTGTTCCCATCTGCTCCAATAGTCCTGTTATATCGTAGCCGTTGTGACTTGATATGTCTATAAATAAATCGTTTTTCTTGACCATTATTTCTTTTCTCCTTTAAATTCTTCCAGCAGGTCTTTCCCTGCGTCTAGTTGTGCTGTGTATTTTTGTAACTCTTCCTGTACCCTAGCCGTCATAAACTTGGGAATAAATACACCCATAACAGCGAGATTTTCCATAATTGACAAGGCATAGTATAAGTTAATGATAACAAGCAAAATCTGACCGACTGCCATAGCGTGAATATAAGTTAAAAATACCGCTACAAAATAGTAAAAAATAAATGTAAGGGTATGTTTGATAACGCCTTTTAACCCTGTCCAGCTGTCTGTCACTTTCCACTTCCAAGCCTTTAGAAAGCCTGTGATAAAGTCAAACAGAATCAAAGCAAAGAGAATTGTGATATAGTCGCCTTTAGCAACTTCTAGCATAATATTATATAACATGATTGATAACCTCTATAAATTTGTTTTTAGTCTCTAAATCTTCATAAATAAACATATTTTTTAAGTACAAACTCCGTAAAGTCTTACCTAGTGTGCTGGATTTATTCAAGTAAACAAAACCGTCTTCCACTTGTTCCACTTCCAGACAATAAGCGGTCAAATTCTTGTCAAAGCCTTTAGCAATATATACCATGTTGTCTATATAGTAACCTGTTAAAAATGTACCGTCACAATAGAAACTGTAAAGCCTTGACTTTAAGCCCTTAATTTTGGCTATATTCTTATCGTTTTTAATCTGGAACTCGTTATTAGCAACGCTTTCATAAATACTGGACTTACTCAACAGCTTAAAGAATCCGCTCTCTTTTTCTTCCTCGGTCTGAAAGGCTGAATGAGGGGGGAACTCTATAAGCGTTGCATATTGTTTCATGTTGTAGAAGCGCTTTCCGCTATCATCGTAGAATTTTAGAAAGGCAAAATATGGGTTGTTGAAATTACTTGCATTTGATAGTAGGTAGGCATGGCAACCGTCACGCCTACGAAAAACTGAGAAAATAAAGTTTAGTAGAGCTTCTACCTCGTTATCAAGATAGCGTTTTTTACTCGTAACATCTATCAGCACCTCATCATAGAGAATACTCATAACCTCATCATACTCTGACCCTTTCAAGTCAACCCAAGTAGATAAGCTTTTGAGATAGCAAACGATTTTCCCATTTAAAATTATCTTAGTAGAAGACAAAACTAAAATATTTTCTTCCTCTTCCATGTTGTCTGCTCTGAAAACAATCTTAGTATGAATTTTACTAGCGTCACTGTCTATCACTTCAAAATTAGTAAAGACTTGCTTAAGTAGTTCAGTAGTAAAAAACTTGTCCTTGTCTATACGGTCAAGCTCTGACTTGTTCCGCCTTAAATAAATGAATTGCTCTCCTTTATCTATGAACCTTTTTAACAGGTGCTTTTTGAGTGCGAAAGTCTTCCCAATCCCACGCCCACCGATAATAAAGTTTAGATACTGGTTATAAGATAGCATTTTCTGCGGATTGTACCATTTTTCAACTTGTTCGATAGAAAATCACTCCTTTCTATTTCATTATATCATACTTTTAAAAATTCGGGTTGTTTTTCTGAATATCAAACAAAATGCTGTCTTCTTTATTGGCTGAATAGTTCCATATCCTTACACCTGATTGGAAAATAGCCTGTAGTGCGTTCATGTGCGACTGGTTGGCTCTTAGCGTTCCAAGGTTGACATTAATCATCTTGATATAATTAAATCGCTTTCTTGACCTCATCACGCTTAGAGCGTCATTAGTAAACCAGTTGACAAACACCCCGTAACATTTGATATACTCGTTTGCCCGTCCCATGATTTCCTTTTGAGCTAGTGAGACTTTCCAATAGACGTCTGTTAGTCTGTTCCCACTCTGGAAAGCTAGGTCATTTCCGATTTGTTGCACGCTGATAGGTTGGTTCTGTAGGTCTGTCATTGTAGCGTTGTAAGCTCTGATAGACTGGTCAAGTGCTATCTTAGATTTCATGTTTGCAAGGGCATTAGATTGAGATTTCAAAGCGTTGTTTTCGCTTGTAAATCCTTGTTGTATCACTTTATCATTATAATCACGGTTAGCGTTAAAGACTTTCATACCACCAGACGCAAGCCCACCAAGTGCGCCCCCAAAATTCCCTGTTAAGAGATTTCCAGCCACGTTTAAGATACCACTAGCGCCCTCCGTCCATTGGTTGATGTTGGCGCTATCTACGGCAAATTGTGCATTGTAGCTGGCTTGTGAGTTAGCTGTAGCCACTTGTTTATTAGATAGGTCAATACTTTGTTTAAGCATTTCCCTATTCTCTTTAAATGTAAGCTGTGTATGCTCCATTTGGTTTTTGTGACCTTGAATATAGCTGGCTTCTTGGTCGTTAAGGATTGCAACGCTTTTCCCTGTCACGTCATTCAACCCGTATTTAAAATGCTCTGGATTGTGTTCCGCCCAGTCTCCACTCTCCAAGCTATCAAGAATGTTCTTATCAGCATAGCTTATATTGTTAGCGTTGTTGTACTCTAAAAAGTTAATATGGACTTGGTTACTATCTCCAAGGCTACCGCTTACAATAACTTTATACTTGTGAGCTTCGTCTATAGTCCTTGGTAAATATTGGGGCTGATACACATAACTATTACCATAAATATCATAAAGCTCTATCTCCGTAAACTCACTATTTAATAGCTGTACTTCTATTTCTAGGTCGTCTTTACCCATATATGAGCGTAAGCCCTCTTGTATCTGGTCATGTGCTATCTTCAACAAGTTAGGGATTTCATAAACGTTAGGTCTATAGTCAAAAAATCCGTCCACCTCAATCAGCAAGGCTTCCACGTCAAAGGCTGTTTTTGAGTAGTCCCCGTTGCCTAGCTGTTTATCCCCTGTGTTCCCTGTGATTTCTCCGATGTCTCCACCAGCTACTACTTCAGGCGGGTAGATAATGCTTTCAATGTTGTCAACCGTATCTATTCCCGTTCTTTCCGTAGTGTAACCGCTCCAAGCGTAATTTTGCTCTATAACGTCATAGCTTGAACCGTTAACCGCTGAAATAACGGCTGTATGCCCCCAGATATTGCTACTAGTTGGTTTATAGTTAACGATACACCCAACTCTTAAATCAGCCCAAGACGGGTCAAAGCGGACTTTCCAGCCCAGCGCTTCCCAGTCATAATCGCCCCCGATGTTGCTGGCACTCATTCCCCTTTGTGTATCGCTTCCACTAGCTTGGCGCCCGTTTCCGTCAGGGTTCGGGTTGTTGATACCACCCCCGATGTTACACCCACCCAAAAGCTGAGAATATAAAGCCACTAACCCGTAGCACTGACCGCTACCTACGCTAGTCCCTACCCTTGACTTGATTTCATTAAGGGCTTTTAGTGTTTGTGTTGCTTCAGTCATATTTTATACCTTTCCTAACTCATCTTGAACCGTTGAAAGCCATGCTTCCGCTTGTGCGATTCGTTCGCCCTCTTTGTAAGCTACGCCCTCCCAGTTGTTCATAAAGTCGCTTGCGTTGGTGCTGGCGCTTGCTGAGGAACTAGCTACACGCCTAAAAGTGTCCGCTCTACTTTCTTCATTCATAAACTGAAATTGAAGGTTAAAGTCCCAAACAGATTGACCCTTCTCTTTTGCGTAGGCGATAAGGGCTTCACATCTTGGGCCTGTCCACTGACCGATTCCCATACCTATCCAGTGCTGACCGTCTGACCCTCTATATCCAGCTTCATTTAGTGATATAGTGTACAATCCAGCAAAAGCGCCCCAGCTTCCCATGAGGTTTTCTGCTGTTGGTTCTGATTCCATTTTGTCGTACTCGTAACCTGTAGCATAGTCCGCCTCGTATTTCTTGGCTGTGACGTTGCTTTCTGCTGAGAAATTCCCGATAATTCCAGCGATACCCTCCGCTGTTGCGTCTGGTACTAGCTTTTTAATGATTCTAGTAACCAATCTAACTCGGCTTTCCTCGGTCGATGTGTCGCCCTCTTCGTTGGTGCTTCCACTTCCTCCGCTGGAACTGCTTCCAGATGTCCGATAATTACGACTATTTTTTCGCCCAATCTCTGCAACGCTTCCCGTGATGTTTGACAAGATTTCTATATAGGTTTTGTCGCCATCGGTTGTCTCCTTGTATTTTATCCCGATGTCACGGCTTAAATACATGTTGACAATCTGGTTGACGGTGCTACTCCCGTCTTGATTCAACCCGAAAAGGTGCTTATAAAGGTTTTCAAGGTAAAAGCTATCATACTTTTTGCCCTGAAAAATAAAGGGCTTAGACGCTCCACTTTTCAAATTTACAGGGATAAAAAAGTATTTAAAGGTTTTTTGCATCCCTGAATAACTCATATTTACGGGTCGGTTTGTCTTGGTCGTCATTTTGATTGTAGGTTTTGCCACGACTACAAGCCACTCCGTATCTATTCCCACTTCTCCGGCTCTCGTTGCATACTTAGTACCCACAGAAAAACCTTGCTGACTGTCTTTTAAAGCCCACAACTCATTAGGCAAGGTCTGCTGTTCTACTTGCCCAATCACGTTAAGCGCCTTTAGTTCGTGCTGGTAGGTGTTCCAAACGTCCACCTCGTAAATAATACGGGTTGCGTCTTCATTAACGTATAGTACATCAAAGACAAAAGCGTAATAAGTCCGCCCGTTGTTAATAAATCTCATGTAGGTTACATTTTCATATTTCTCTACCCGTCCAGATACTACGATAGAGCCATTTCTTTGGGTATATTGAAATTTGTCATACTCGTACACAATCTCTATATGAGGGTTCTTCTTAGTAAAAAAATCCTCCATGGCGTCCCTTGTCTCAAAATTTATGACATTAGCATAATCATTCTTAAAAGGGCTTTTGGCATATAACCAGATTTTAGTTGATTCTTTCATTTCTACTCCTTTAAAAATAGGAGGGCTAAAACCCTCCCTTATTGCTGACCTATCTGACCTTGTCCTAGCCATTGACCCGACTTTCTGATTCTGTGAGGGGCGCTCTCGGCTTTTCCGACTGCGTTTGTAGGTTGTCCGCTCACGTCTTGCCAACCGCTTTTGCGCTGTTTAAAGAAACCGCTTTGACGGTTCAAGGTCTTAAAGATTCCGCTCTTACGGATAGCCCACGGTTTAACCGCTTTTTTAAAATTATTATATAGGAAGATTCCCACATAAAAGTTATTATTATCAAATTCTCCGTTTGGATAGGTAACGTTGATATTTAAAGCACTAGCACTAGAGCGCTCCTCTGGTTGAACTGTAACAGTAAATTCTTCAACTGCTTCATTGTTCTTAATCACTTCATCGGTTGTATATCCGCTAAAGCTCCATACTGTCCGCCCGTTTACTTTAATATCGTAGTTAACACGATAACCAGCATTTGAGCTGACCCGTTTACTCCACCAGAAAAGAGCTTTTACTCTGATTTTCGCTGTAATGGAGTTATCGGGGTTCGTTCGTTCTTCCAGCACTTCCACGGATTGACCCCAAAAGCGCATAGAAGCCCAGACTGATGGGTCATTATGCCCATATTGGATATAGGTTGTATCCCCGTTTGTCATGTAGCCGTAATCTGTATCAGCCTTGGAGAATTGCCAAGCGTTAGCATAGGCTTCCGTCCAAGCTGGCACTCCAGTACCAAAATTTTCTATTTTAGCATTGGTAGAGGTTGAAAATTTTAATTCTAAAGCCATCAAATACCTCCTGAAAGGTCATTTTCTGTACTTCCGTTGTTAGTCCTGATAAAGCTGTTGCCATCTGGTGTACCACCGAAAATATTGATGTTACCTGTTGCAATGTTTCGACCGTCTTTAAAGTTCCCTTTAAGCCCTCCAGCCCAAGCTCCTGATTTTTCAAGATTTGAGATAAGTTTGGTTAACGTATCTTTTAAATCGTTGTTTTTGTTTGCTTGGTCTTGGATTTGTCTTATTAGGTCTTCTTTATCTCGTTGTCTAGCTTGCTTCTCTTGTTCCAGCTTTTCTTTTAAGTTGTTTATTTCACGGATTCGCTCTTGTTTTTCCGCTTCAAGTTTTTCATTGATTCGGGTTTCAAGGGCTTGTAAATCACGCTCAACTTTTTCCTTCAAGTTTCTGATTTGTTCATCAATATAAGGCTTGATAACTCGTTCATAATACTTGTCAGCCTTACCAGTGAACCATCTATCCGCTTCAGCGCTTTCCATGTAACGCTTAATCAAAAGCGGTACAAGGTTCTCAAGTAGCTCTGTAAGGGCGTTCTTAAAATCTTCAAACTCACTTTCTAGCGCTACAAAATCATCAAGCAACTGCTTAAATGCACGCTGTAACCATGCTAAAAGCTCGTAAATTGAGTTAGCATTATCAAAGCTGGTAGGAATGGAAGGGATAAGCCCCCACCGTTCCACCCAGTAAGAAGAATAGCGCCCACGGTACGCACGAAAAAACTCGTCTCTAAATTCTTCGGGATTCATGTTTTAAAATCCTTTCTTATAAGTGGTCATAACCTTCATCAAAAGGCTTTGGTACATTTCCGCTTGTAGGTTGTAATGTAGCGTTTACATCAGCAAACGTTTCTGTTAATGCATTGATTACCAAGCTAGGTGTATCATTTGAATTGCAATAGTCAACACCTGAAATATAAATACTAGTAGCATTTTTGAAATATAGCATAATGTAGAAGCCTTCAGCTTTTGGATTAATCCTAATAATAGTGTTATCTGATAGCTTCGTAGTGACTTCATTGTTATTGAGTGGAATGTGAATAAAATGACTGTCATATTTTCCATTATATTCTACCGATAGAATAAATGTACTATATCGCAATGTTTCGCCTTCTACACCAAACTCAGCGTTTAAAACTTCTTCAGCTTCTAAATCATATTGTAAAGCTGTTGGTTTTTTAGGAGGTATAGTCTTTAAAATCTCCGCTTTAGTGATTTCCACTAGCTCCTTAACCTTGCTATCATTAAGTGTTAGCGTATCGCCTGACTTGTCAACTGTTACAAGCTCTCCACCGTTCAACGTGATAGGGCTAGCTGTTGCACCTGTACCGCTTCCAGCACCACTTCCAAGCTCTTTCTTTAGAGCTTCAGCTTTAGTGTCAATTAACTCTTTTACTTTTGTATCGTTGAGGGTCAAGCCTTCAGCCGTTTTGTCAACGGTTACAAGTTCCCCACCTGTCAATGGAAATTGTGTAAGGTCTTGGCTTACTGTTGCCGTTTTGGTTTGGTTTGGCGCTTCCCCTGTGGTTGTATGAGCAATGTCAAGATAAGGGACGGCTGAAACTAGTTCATTCACTTTGTCCTTATCAG